CCCCCGCCGATGTTTACTTTGAGGTCATGCTGGCCCTGATGCCGGATGATACCAGACACGACAACTGACAGCTTACACCGGTTTTATCTTTTTTCGGTGTAGCGTTTAAGGCGTCGCGTTATCTGGCGTTATATTGATTTTGTCACATGGGCTTAATTGTTCCCTTTTCGGGGTCTTATTTACCCATGTGACACGACCTCGAAAAACTGATAGAATCGCAATATCCCTGGAAATCGGGCAACGTCCTAAAAAATCCCTGAATTATAATTATGGCACAATTCGTCACCGCCCTGGTGACATATTGATTTTAACGATTTCAAGCACTTAACCTAATTGTTGTATTCCGCACCGACCCCCTACCCCCTAGTTTTTTGTATGGCAACGTAGGGCAGTTTTCAAAGTAAGGGGGTACCCCAGTGCGGAATGACATAATTAGGTATCAATATAAAAGAGTATATAAAACATATAATAATAACAGTTATGTTGGGGTTTCTTTGTTGAAAATAAATATGGCACCAGAGCGGTGACAGATTATGCCATATTTGCGCAGTGCGTTATAAGTGGGGGAGATATAGACCCGGTTTTGGTACTATTTAACGCAGTGCAGAAGAAACGTACTTTTTGCCCTTTGGTTGTTCTTTTCTTGGCTTTGCTTATAATGCGAACAGGGGGCACGATGGCAGAGCCGAAGACAAAAAAGCGCATCAACACGAAGGCCAAGGGCACCAGATTAGAGCACCGGACTATGAAGGTTCTAGAGGCGGCGGGATACAAGTGTTGCCGCAGTGCGGCAAGCCTTGGCGAGTGGGATGTTATCGCCGTTGGACCTACAAACGTTCGACTGGTTCAAGTGAAGGCCAACCGGCGCCCCGGCAGTGTTGAGATGGAGACGCTGCATTCTTTTGTGGCGCCGTCTAACTGCAGTCGTGAGGTGTGGGTTTGGAAGGACCGAGCCCGTCAACCCATTATTGAGATTCTTTAGATGGCAGTTAAGAAGAAGACGACCAAAAAAAAGGCGGCAAAGAAACGAGGCCGCAAGGGCGGAATCCAGTTTCTAACCCCCGACAAGCAGAAGCGCTTCTTCCAGGCAATCAACAATAACTGTACGATTCGGGCAGCTTGCGCGCTGGCGGGCATGGCCCCGGCGACCTTTCACAAGTACCAAGAGCAGTACAGAGAAGGCACGGCTGACCCAAAAATTACAGAATTTATGGAGAAGATAGAGCAGCAGCGGGCCGAAGCCCAGCAGCGCCTTCTTGGATATGTGGAACGAGACGCCGCAGCCGATGGCGGGCACAAGCCCGCGCAGTGGATACTTGAGCGGCGCCACGACATGATCACAACAGTACGACAAGAACTAAGCGGACCAGAGGGGGGTCCAATTAAACATGAAGTCACCGACGCCAAAGACAGGCTCCTGGCTAAGCTGGCTAGCCTCGCTGCCAGAATCGAGCAGGAAGACGTTTCTTGAATCGCTAGATGCGGAAGAAATGGCAGCGCTCGAAGACAGCTGGCTGTTTACCGCCAGAGCCGAACAACTGCCGCCAGATGGGGATTGGAGGTGCTGGCTGGTCCAATCGGGAAGAGGGTGGGGCAAGACGGCTACGGGTAGCAACTGGTGTCACATGATGGCGATGACAAACCCCGGCATCCGTATCGCCCTGGTTGCCCGAACCGCAGCAGACGCGCGCGATGTAATGGTAGAAGGTCAGTCTGGAATCCTGGCCTATGCGGGCGCCGACCGACCCGAATACGAACCAAGCAAGCGGCGGCTCACTTGGTCGAATGGCAGCATGGCGACGACTTACAGCGCCGATAAGCCGGACCAGCTGCGCGGACCACAGCATCATATCGCTTGGGCTGACGAGCTGGCGGCGTGGCCTCGTTGGGATACATGGGACCAGCTGCAGTTTGGTCTACGACTTGGCGACAACCCCCGATGCGTTGTGACCACGACGCCGAGACCCCTGGCAAGGCTGCGCCGAATCGCTGAAGACCCGCGCACGCATTTGACACGCGGCGCCACGATGGACAACAGGACGAACCTGAGCCGAGACTTTATCCGCGCAATTCACGACCGATATAAGGGCAGCACGCTGGGGCGCCAAGAACTCGAGGGCGAATTGCTGAGCCAGCTACCCGGCGCGCTGTTTATGCGCAGCGATATAGAAAAGCACCGAGTTAAAGAGGCGCCGAACCTGCGCCGCATCGTCGTAGCAGTTGACCCGGCGGTGACAAGCTCAGACGAAGCAGACGAATCAGGAATAGTTGTCGCAGGTCTGGGCGATAACGGGCATATGTTTATTCTTGATGATATCTCCATGCGAGGCACACCGGACGCAGTGTGCCGCCGAGCTTTGGAGGCGTATCATTTCCATAAGGCCGATTGCGTTGTCTTCGAGTCAAACCAGGGCGGCGAGACTTGGAAGAGCATCACCGCGCAGCTTGACAGAAGCGCAGCGGTCAAGCTTGTACACGCATCTCGAGGAAAGCACGCGCGCGCGGAGCCTATCGCCAGCCGGACGGAACAGGGCCGGGTTCATTTTGTCGGAATATGGCCAGAGCTTGAGGACCAGCTGACGAACTACGTGCCAGGGCTCAGCAAGAAATCACCCGATAGATTGGACGCTTTTGTGTGGGCATGCACCGAGCTGGACCTGTTGCCGAGCTTCGATATTTCAATAAATCCTGATGATGGTTTTGTAGCGAGTACGTGGATATGAAGGCAGAATTACGCAAAGCAAAAGCGCGGCGAAGATTCGCACCAGTGGGCAGAACGCGGCGCGGTCCTGGCGCCCGCAAAGCAGAAGCGCGAAGCAAGGCGTTAGCCCCAAAAATCAAAGATATCTTTGACCGCTACTACCGTGTTTTAGTCGATGAAGAGATTAAGCGCGTTAAGGGTATCGTCTTGAAAAGCGCAGCCGACCGAGCGCGCTTTATTGAGCAAATGGCCACGCTTTTGACTGTGAGTGGCATCAGAGAAATTGAAGACACAGGGAAAAAAGAAGACCCTGATTTTAAGGTATCACCAACTTTTTATCAGCAATATTTCAACGAGAAGAAGAACGAAGCAACGGCGCTACTGACCAACGTTGATGAAGAGTTCAAAAGCAAGATGCGCGAGTTTCTGGCGCAATGGTTGACCGAAGACCCTGGCATAACGCAGGCAGAGCTTGCGCGGCGTATTCGCTTTTCTTTCTATGCTGACGGGGCCGAGGTACTGGCACCAAGCCAAAAGCCGAGCCGGGGAGTGCTCGAGCCTCTGGAACAGGGGCCACGCATTACCCGCGATGTATTCGCGCGGGCTTCTTTGATTGCTCGCACTGAAATGGGCAAGGCTCAGAACCGGGGCAACTTTGAAGCGCTTAAGGCAACCGGCAGAAAATACAAGATGTGGATGCCAGAGCGAAGCGACGGCGGCAGGGGCCACCAAGAGATGCGGGGCGTTATTGCTCCAATTGGTGAACCGTTCGAGCTGCCCGATGGAACAAAAATGATGTTTCCAGGTGACCCAAGCGCACCGATTAAGCACGTCGCAAACTGTAGATGCGGAATCGCAACCCCTACCCCGTCACAGGTTCGAGCCTATGAACGCAAGATGGGAATAACTCCGAGCAAATTGACTGAGCTATAGTCAAAAAGGAATTGATAGAAATGGCAGAAGAAAAGAAGAACAAAGACGAAACGATGGACATCATCGGGGCCAGTGGCTTGAAGCAGTACGGCGGCAGAATATCAGAGGAGTTTCTGCCTGACCTAAAAGGCGACAAAGCCGCCCGCATGTATAAAGAGATGAGCATGAACGAGCCGGTAATAACCGGCATCTTGTATGCTATCAGAACGCTGGTTCGTCAAACCCGGTGGGAAGTTCGCGAAGCTGACGACACGCCAGAAGCAAAGGCGGCGGCTGAGTTTGTTTCTGAATGTCTCTTCGAGGATATGGAGCAAACTTGGAGCGATACGCTTAGCGAGATTCTGAGCTTTCTCACCTTCGGCTTTTCGGTCAATGAGATCACGTACAAAATCAGACGCGGGCCAACAGAGGAAGAGCGCCAGTTCAAATCTAAGTTTTCAGACAACCGCATAGGCTGGCGGGGCTTTCCTATTCGCGCGCAGGAATCTGTTGATAAGTGGGACATTGACGACAACGACGGATCAATTCTTGGCGTCTATCAGCAGCCGCCGCCGAGCTTCAGCATGCGATATATCCCGCGCGATAAGTTTCTGTTGTTTCGAGCTGATGCCCACAAAAACAACCCAGAAGGGCGCAGCGTTTTGCGCGGGGCTTATATCTCATACTACTACAAAAAGAAGATTCAGACCTACGAAGGTATCGGAATCTCTAGAGATCTCGCGGGGTTACCCGTTTTAGAAGTGCCGCTTCAAATTCTAAGCAGCAGCGCAAGCAGCGGAGAAAAAGCGGTTCTTGCTTCAATGAAAAACATGATCCAGCGCGTTGGCCGCGATGAATACGAAGGGCTGGTTATCCCAAGCGAACAACTGGCAGACGGCACGCCGAGCGGCTACCGGCTCAAGCTATTGAGCGCAGGCGGGCGGCGTCCCATTGACGTGAACGAAATTATCAAGCGCTATGAGTCGCGCATAGCCATGTCAATGCTTGGCGAGTTTATCCTTTTAGGCTCCGAATCGGTGGGCTCGTTTGCTTTGGCAGATTCAAAGACTTCGCTCTTTGCTCAAGCGCTTGGAACCTACCTAGACAGCATCAGCGCAGAGTTTAACAATCAGGCTATCCCTAAACTGATGCGCCTCAACGGCTTTCAAGAAAAAGACTTCCCAACACTTGGCTATGACGACATCGAGACGCCAGCGCTTGGCGAATTGGCGGGGGCACTTTCTGGCCTTGTCGGCTCTGGCATCCTGACACCGGACGACAAACTAGAAGAGTTTGTTCGCGAGTACGCAAACCTGCCAGCGGTCGATTCTATGACAGCGCGGCAAGAAGAAGAAGACGCGGTTGCGATGGCTCAAGAATCAATGAAGGCTTACGGGGAAGGCGAAGAAAATGAAGACGCATAGCATAGCAGCACCAGAAGGCTTCCACTGGATGGAATACGAAGGCGGGCCGGTTCTCATGGTTGGAGACTACGCACCGCACGAAGGCGCGGCCGAATCCGTGGCTTTTGAAGTCATCGAAGAACACGACCCCGAGAGGTTGGCCAAGGGCGCAGAGTGGGACAAAATTTACAACGCAATTCTCGAGCGCACCGGAAACAAAGAGCTGGCAGCCGCAACGGCCACCGCTCGCACTGGTTCGCGATATGAGAAAAACGACGACCCGAAGACACCGGCCAAGCCGAGCGAGCGCAGAACCGGCAGCGACACAAACCCCGAAGGCTCAGCCGGTGGGCAGCGCGGCGGCATCAAGCTGAGCGAGGCAAACATCAAAGCGCTTGAGCGCTTGCGCGATGAACACAACGAAAAGGTGGGCGATGCAAAAACCAAGCGCGCAAACCTTGGAGCACTGAAAGCGGTATTTAGACGCGGGGCGGGTGCGTTCTCCACTAGCCACCGGCCAAGCGTCACAAGCCGCGACCAGTGGGCGTTGGGCAGAGTCAAAGCATTTTTGAAGCTGCTCAGCGCTGGCCGTCCAGCCAACCCAAAATACACAACAGACTATGACCTGTTGCCAGAAGGTCACCCCAAAGCAGGCAAGAAAGAGAAAACAGAAAAACGTCTCTTGTTTGTAGTGAGCCAGCCAAGCAATCTTGACCGCGTTAGAAAGTCGCAGCTTTGCGGCGTTGAGGGCCGAGTGTTTAAAGAGCAATACTTAGAGCCGCTAGGGCTCGAGCGCGAAGCTGTAGACGTTATCGACATGACCGAGCTGGCCGAGCACCAGGACGCTCAGCCGGTGGCGGTTATCGCACTGGGCAAGGCTGCCCGGCTTGCACTTGGCAGCGTGGCGGATTTTAGCTTGCCGCACCCGTGGAGCATTCGCAAAAGCGGAGACAAGCGCGGGGAGCTTGCGCGAAAGTTCAAGCGCATCGGCCAGCTACTGGAAAAGCAACAGAGCTATCAGCCACCGCTAGGCGTCCAAGACGCGGCGGCGCGTGGGCTGATGCTTAGGGCCAAGCATGGGCGAGGCGGTACAGAGGTGGGAGTTGCGCGGGCTCGTGATTTGAAAAACGGGCGCCGCGTTTCCATCGACACCGTAAAGCGAATGGTGAATTTTTTTACCCGTCACGCCAGAGACTTAGAAGCACCGGCCAACAAGAACCCCAAGGACAAAGACTACCCAGGGGCGGGACTGGTTGCGCATCTGCTCTGGGGCGGCAACCCAGGGCGGCGATGGGCTGAAAAGATTCTGCGACAATACGAGCGGGAACAGGCCAAGAAAGCCGTAAACATTTACAAGGCAGACAAGGCTAAGCGCATCGTCTACGGTGTGGTTTTGGACCCGTATATTGTAGACGCGCATGATGACTACTTAAGCCCTAAAGAGATTGAAGAGACGGCGCACAATTTCATGATTTCAAGCCGCACCATCGGACTTGACCACAACGGCGCCACCGACGCGCAAGTAGTGGAATCATGGATTGAAAAATACCCAAGCGACGAAGACTACAAAAAAGCGATAAAGGGCGAAGCTCACAAGGCGCACAAAAAACCGTTTGGTGATGACTTCGTGCATTCAGGTTCGTGGATTCTTGGCGTCAAGCTGAGCCCTGAAAACTGGGCAAAGGTCCAAGCCGGTGAGCTTAACGCTTTTAGTATTGGCGGCTTTGGAACCCGTGAGAATATAGAGGCAGCCGACATGCCGAAGGTTGAATTTATAAGTGGTTGACCGAATCTCTTAGATGGGCAATAATTCGAGCAGGTCGAGAATCTGACCCACCAGACCCGAGCCAGGGCACAAATCACAAAAATCAGAAAGCGGGGCAAGCTATGAGCAAGCGCCGAATTACTGCGCTTAAAGACGTTAAGACGCTTGAAGTCTCTCTCGTTGAATCAGGCGCAAACATGAAGAAACGATTTCCGATCATGAAATCACGGGGCGACCAAATGCATGAAATTCTAGTGGAAGTGCTGAAAGCTGAGGGGCAGAGCGATGCCGTGTCTAAGCTTGAAAGCATTCTAAAAATGGAAATGCCAGAAGACGCAAAAAACGCGGTTATGGCAGCGATGAAACTTCTTGAAGCATATTCTGACATGATGCCAGTGGGCGAAGCTCTCGCAGCTTTGCGCAGCGCATCCGGTGAAGAAGAAGCCGAGCCCAAAGAGGCGATGGAAGAAGAAGCCGAAAAGATGGAAGAGGAAGAAGCCAAGAAGGAAGAATCAGACGAAGAAAAGCTGATGAAATCTCTGGGCGAACTTCCCGAAGCCGCCAAGGGCGCAATGGAAGCCATCTGGAAGCGAAGCGAAGAACTAGCCAAGAAGCTTGAGAGCCGAGAGAAAGAGCTGGGCGAAGAAATCGCAAAGCGTGCGCGGCGTGAGTATTTGGCGAAAGCTGAAAAAACGCTCTGCAACATCCCCGGCCACAGCCTGGAACAAGTTGTTGATTTGATGATTGACGTGAAAGCGCGTGATGCTGACTTAGGCGACCGCGTCGAGAAAGCCTTGGAAGCTGCAAGCGCAGCAATGCAAGGCGGGCCGCTTCTCGTTGAAGCTGGCCGCAATGTACCGGACATGAGCGCGGGTGACCCGTGGTCAAAAATCCAGCAAATTGCAAAATCAGAAGTAGAGGCAAGCGGCGGAAAATTAAAGATGCCCGCAGCTATCGCAAAAGCAATTCAAACAAACCCGGCACTGTATCAAGAATACAACGAGCAGCGCCAATCTAACGGAGGGCGTTGATCATGGCTTACGAACAATCAGGTTCAGGCATTATCATTACTTTGACGGCGGCGGCTGACTTATCAGCTAAGCAATATAATTTTGTAAAATTAGACGCGAATGGGGACGTAGTTTTAACAGACGCAGACTCAGCAGGCCAAGTGCCTATTGGCGTTTTGCAGAACGCGCCAGGAAACGGCGAAGCGGCGACGGTTATGATCGTTGGCGTTTCTAAGGTCGAAGCAGGCGTTGCTTTCAATGAAGGCGTTCAGATCGCATGCTCTGATGGAAGCTCCGCAGCAGATGACGGTCAAGCCGTTGTTGCCGATGCTTCTGATTGCGTCGTGGGCCAGTCAATCACAGCAGGCGCGGCTGATGAATACATCACAGCGGCCATCAACTGCGCATCACCGACAATTTTCTAAGGAGTAGACAATGCCTATCACAACCTCAGAAGTGCATGTAGATCAAGCACTTACGAACGTTTCGATCGCATACGCGCAGGAGCAAAAAAGCTTTGTTGCCAGCCGTATCTTTAATTCAATCAACACGTCTCACCTTAGCAATAAGTATCACGTCTTCAATAAGGACCAGTGGCTTAGAAGCGAGGCGGGCCTTCGTGCAACCGGCGCCCCAACTCGTGGCGCTAACTTTACGCTGAGCACTGGCACGTTTAGCTGCCAGCAGTACGGCGTGCACATGGACGTTGACGACTACGTAGCAGCTAACGCTGACGCAGGCGTCGACATCCTGACAAGCGCGACGCAGTACGTAACTGAAAAGCTCTTACAGAAGCGTGACGAAGTTTTCGCGGCGGCGGCTTTCACAACTAGTACATGGACGGGCTCAACTTCAGGCAGCGATATCACGCCGTCTACTAAGTGGAGCGCTTCAGGCGGGACACCTATTAAGGATATCGCAGACCAGCAGGCGGCAGTACATGCTAAAACTGGCCGAACTCCCAACGTTCTTCTCATCGGAAAAGACGTTTTTGCAGCCTTGCGTGATTCGGACGATCTCCTAGATAGGGTCAAGTTCACTGAGCGCGGCATCGTCACCACTGATTTGATGGCTTCGCTTTTCGGCGTGGATGAAGTTATCGTTGCGAACAGCATCGAAAACACAGCAGCAGAAGGCGCAACCGGCGCTTATGCTCCAATCTTCGATGCTGATGATGCGTTGTTGGTTTACCGTCCACAAAATCCGGGTCTGATGACCCCGGCGGCTGGCTACATGTTCAGCTTCACCGGCGTTGCAGGCGCAGATCAATTTGAAGGCTTGCGCACCTTGCGTTATCGCATGGACTCGCACCACAGCGAGCGCATCGAAGCACTAGCGGCTTTTGACTTCAAAGTGACCGGCTCTGACCTGGGCGTATTCTTCGATGAGTGCGTAGCATAAAATGATTTTTCCAACGCGGGACATCAAGGGCAGTGAGGGCACCATTAAAGCATGGACCCCGCTTCCTGATGCCCGCAGTTGGCCAGCTTTTCGCCGGATGATGACATCGGGGGCACTCGTAGAGGTTCCTGACGAATTACTATGCACAAAGCTACAACCGAAAAAAGAAAAGCGCGGACGGGGGCGACCCCGAAAGAGGGTTGAACTATGAGCTGGTCATACAGTGATTCGCTGAGCACTGATCGAGATCTCTTAAGGTTTCGCATAGGCGATACAGACACGAATGAACAGCTACTGAGCAACGAGCTTCTTGATGCTCTTCTAGTAACCAGGGCAAGCCCAACGCTG